GCTTTTTTCTCCTTGAGCGCTTCGTCCTTCAAACAGAATTTAAAAACAGTGTCACTTGTTTCTCCTTTCTTGTAAGTTTCAATCTTATCTTCAACATCTTTCTGAACATAATCGTTGATGACGTAAGGGTAGTCATCATTGATTACGTGATCTCCTTTCTTTCCACCATATTTGATTCCAGCGGATGTTGACATTTTGACACCGTTTGCTGCTTTAACTCCAGGAAGTCCATTAACAGCCTCATCTATTGTTAAGACTCGTTTTAAAACTTCCTCATCCTTCAAATATTCATCAAGCAAAGTGTCAATTTCCTTGATAGACGCGTTGTACGCTCTCTCCAAATACGATTGCGGAATTTTACACTCGCAAATGTTCAATTCCTCAATAAGATTGACCCAAGGACATCTAAAAATTCCATCAACAGTTTCTCCTTTCGATGGGGGCACAACGTAAGGATTCTTGTCGACACCAAAAAAATTTAGAACTTCTTTCATCATTGGCGTTTCGACTGTTGAGAATTTAGTATTACCATTCCTTCCAATATCACCGAAAATTTCCACTGCAGTGTGAGTTGAAAACTTGTTGCAGGCATTTCTTTCATGTATTTCGGGATTCTTCACATTATTAGAATGAAATTCGTAACTATTAGAAGTGTCTATCTGAGAGTAAAAGCTGTTCTCAAGAAGCTTGTCCATAGCTTCTCGAACTTCACTCTCTAGAATGGGACAAATCTTTGGATTTCCTTCGTCATCCGCAGCATTGTGAGTTCCAATAATGTAATGTGGTTTCGTACTGGATACAATTGTCGCGCCGCATAATCCTTTCTTTGGAACAATTCCCTCGTATTTCGCAGTATAACCATCTATCAAAGCAGTATACTTCCTTTTCCCATCTTTGTCATTCAAAATGCAAAAGTACTGTTCATCCTCAATTTCATAAACGTTGTACCTATGCTTATGCCAATCTTCTTTGTCAAAAGTGATCAAACTGGCACAAGAGACAGGTGTAACCAGTTTGTCCTTACCATAGAATTTTGATAAATCTTTCTTTCCGAAGGATCGAACGTCAGTCAAATGAAGCAAAACATTCTCTCTCCCGAGATGTTGCCATATTTGCTTCCCATCAACAATTCTTTTGTCAAAAATCACAGTGTCTTTGTGAAATTCGTTATAAAAAATGTCTAGAGTAAAAACATCGTTGACTGTCTCGAAAACATGTCTCGGAACTCTTAAGATTCTCTCCTTCTCAAAAAAACCTTCACACCTGCTTATGTTACCTTCTTCATCATGAAGCGCAATATGAACTGAGGCTTTAGCTATCATTGCGTAAAAGTCTTCAGAAGCTATGGTGGATGTAGTCTTGTTGAATGGGAGGATTCTTCGGTTTTGAGCATAAGGATCGGGTCTTGTCCTTTCCTCGATCATTTGCGCACTACTTTGGAAAATGCTAGCTTTTTTGCCGTCCTCATCTGTTGATTTTTCATCCTCAACAACTACTCCTTCAGTATTGTCTGCATTACTCTCTCCTTCATCTATGACGTCTCCCGCAGGTTTTCCTTTTTCCTCGCTTTTTGAACTGTTTTCATCTCCTGCAGATAGCCATTTATATGTTCCATACATAAGAAAGGCCATGCTAAAGTAAGACTTTGTAGTTTCTATTGC